AAAAAAAATTTCTATTTTAGAAGCATGAAAACCACAGACACATTTCAGCCTAAAGACAAAGTCAATCGTCCAGGCATCCACGCTAAGACAAAGACATCTAAGAACAAGAAGTCTAAGCTGTACAAGAAAACTTATAAGGGTCAGGGTAGATAAAAAAAGAGCTAGCCTTTCAGCTAGCCCCCTTTTTCCCATGATAGCGAAACTCAGCACTTAGTCCGTGTAACGCATTTCGAATATACGTCTTATATTTGTAATCAGAGACCTCAATGGAGATCGGCCCTGAGGTAAACAAAGTAGGGGCCTAGACATCGGGTTTGAGTAGGGTATCACCATAGGTATCTGAAAGTCGTCCCCGGTAGTCTCGAAAAGTACGCTGATATAAAACTCGGGTGGGAACAAGGCTATAGGCTGACAGAAAATGCCCCCACGTAGGCTAAACACGGCGAGTGGAAATTCAGTGTTAGACAAGTAAACTCAAGGGGGAAAATTGTATAGTCATGAGAGAGATTAACCGCATTATCATTCATTGTTCAGCTACCCCAGAAGGTAGACATGTAACTGCTGACACTATTCGTGACTGGCACATGAAAAAGGGATGGAGCGATATCGGGTATCACTATGTGATAGACCTCGAAGGCTGTATAGAAGCTGGAAGACCGATAGACAGATCTGGGGCTCACGTGCGTGGGCATAACAAAGACTCTATCGGGATATGCTACATTGGGGGATTAGCCAAAGAGAAGAACGACAAAGATCAATGGGTTGCTAAAGACACAATGACTGATCAGCAAGAGCACGCTACGCGAGAGCTGATATACTCCTTGCGTATGGTGGCAGACAAGCAGTTGACACTGCATGGGCATAACGAGTTCTCAAAGAAAGCATGCCCTAGCTTCAAAGTATCAGAGAAATTCAAAGACATACTATAAGTATTTCTTTTATATTTGCCGTAAACCAAGCATTATGGCAAAGAATAATTTCCCATTCCTCCCAACGCGCGATTGGGTGGTACTCCCTATTCAGAATCAAAACGAAACTGAGTCTGGGATACTCCTTACAGGAGGAGCAGAACGTGCCTTGCGTAAGAACGTAATGGAAGTAGTTGCTGTCGGACCTAGCTGTGAGAACATCAAGAAAGGGGACACAGTAATGATACATCCTACAACTGAGGGTCTAGTCATTGACGTACAAGGCAAAGACTATGTAATGGTCAATGAATTCCAAATCTGCGGTAAGTTCGTATGACTGGGACAGTTACTGTCTCGCTCAAAGACTTTGATGAACTACGTGAGGCCAAGGATAAAGCTGATGAAACTCTTACTAGGGTAACCCGCGCTGCTAAGGAGCTCGAGGTATTCCTATCCTTTATTGTTAGCCGGGACAATATTACCGAGTACATAGAGGAGTTCAACAGACAATCACAGAAATCAAAAATCTCCGTCATAGACGGGAGAGCAAAGATTGCATTCAATGACACGAAGAATTAAAATCCAACCTACGACTACATATCAGTTCTTGCAGGTCTTCAACGGTATACTGGAGTTGACAGACAAAGAGCTAGAGATATTGTCCCTGTTCATAGACAACAGCGATACAGTCAACCTATGCTCATCTGAAACCAAAAAGAAGGTTGCAAAGAAGCTAGACATAGATAACTCCAACACCTTGAACATATACGTCAAGCGTCTTAAGGACAAAAACGCTATATTAAAAACAAAGGATGGGTACAAAGTATCTAAGCTCCTAGAACGAAACCAGCAAGTCATCATAGAAATTAATTCGTAATGCCATCTATATACAAAATGGTGAAAGGCTTCATAGAAGAAGCAGTAGAGTACGCTAAACAAGGTGCCCCCCACGTAACTGCAAAGCAGTACGAGGATAGACTCAAGGCATGTTACAGCTGCGAGCACTTTAAGAAAGACGTAGAGAGATGTGGGCTATGCGGATGCTTAATTGAGCATAAAGCAAAGTGGGCTACATCAAACTGTCCAGACGACCCCAAAAGATGGGAGAAGCTGAGAGTCGGGTCCGGGGGGAAGAAAATCAAGCTGAAGAATGGACCAAAAAATAATACTGCAGAGACTAGCGACGAAGTACGATCTCCCGATACAGAAGATTGAGGAAGCAGTCTACTACCAATTCAGGTATGTATCTCAAGTAATTAAGAAAGGGGGATTTGAGTCTATTAGACTCCCATACTTAGGTAAGTTCCATGTACTCCCTGGAAGACTAAAACACCTTAACGATGCGAGAACTCATAATAGTAAGTAACAACGTAGCAGTCCCGTCTCCATACGCTCTGACCATCAGTGAATTCAAAGCTCTGAAGGGTCAAGAACTTGGGGCTGTATACTTTTTCGCTGACCACAACTCCCCCTACGCTGCTTACGATATTGAGGAAAGGGAAGTAAAAATACAGCAAGACCTGAAGATTAAGTTTAGTACTAAGGTGTTTGCAGCTATAGATAAATATAACGAACTCTCTGAGACTCATGCAGTTAAACTACTCAAAGCAGCTCGTCATTCTATCAACAAACTGGAGGAGTACTTCCGTACTATAGACCTGACTGCGATAGACGATCACGGTAAACCTATATACTCAGCAAAAGACCTCATCACTAACCTAGAGAAGATGGGTAAAGTAGTAGAAGGTTTGGATAAGCTAGAGGAGCTGGTTAAAAAGCAGCAGGCTAAGAATAACCCTAACCGTGGTGGGGTTGTAACAAACAAGTACTCTAACTGATGTTTAAGAATAGTCTAAAGTATTCCCCTGCAGCTGAGCACTACCTGGATAAAGGTTTCTACACAGATGCTATACCCGGGACTAAAGAATACTACGACTATTGGGATCAGCAAAAGAATAGGTGTCTAACAGGGTACTTGGACATTACTGGGTATCACTACTTCTACTTAAACTTCTGCCCTATCGACAGAGTCATAGATGACTTCCTTCCTGACGGTACTAAGATTGCACGTAGGGACCGCACATTCCCTGCATTCTATGATGGGGACTATGAGTACTTCCACTCTATAGACAGAGCACGAAAAGAGAACAAGCACATAGTAGTACTAAAAGCTAGACGTAAAGGCTTCTCCTACAAAGCAGGGGCTATGTTAGCACGCAACTACTTCCTAATGCGTAACTCTAAGAACTACGTATTCGCATCTCAAAAAGAATACCTCATCGGAGATGGACTTCTATCCAAAGCATGGGACTTCCTTTCTTTCATAGATGATAACACTGCATGGACACAGCCACGTCTGCGTGACCGTGAGATGCACAAACAGTCAGGATATAAGAAGAATGTTAACGGTGCTGACGTAGAGCTTGGGATGAAATCCCAGATAATAGGGGTCTCACTTAAAGACAATCCTGATAAAGTACGTGGTAAAGCAGGGGACCTCATATTCTTTGAGGAAGCAGGCTCTTTTGGGGGATTGCTTAAAGCATGGGAAGTGGCTATGCCTACTATGCGTCAAGGCTCTAAGACTCTGGGAACTATGGTAGCATTCGGTACAGGTGGAGAAGAAGGAGTTGGGTTTGACGGTATGGAAGAACTATTCTATCACCCTGACTCTTATGATTGCTTAGCCTTTGATAATGAGTGGGATGCAGGAGCTATGGGAACTAAGTGTGGGTACTTTGTTCCTATATATAACAACCTAGATGGGTTTATAGACGACGATGGTAACTCGCAGGTACAAGAAGCTAGAGAGCACGAAGAAGCACAAAGAGAGAAGAAGAAAGGGGCGAACGACCCTAAGGCTCTTGATCAGTATACAGCTGAGCATCCGTTCACTCCTCAAGAAGCTACTCTGCAAGTAACAGCTAACTTGTTTGATGTCACCTCACTCAAAGAGCAGTACAACAAGATTAAAGTTCATGATTTGCAGAACGAGGGTACAGCGGGGGTATTGTACTACAACAAAGACAAAGCCATAGCCTTTCGCCCATCCCCAGATGTAACCCCAGTATACAAGTTCCCGCACAGGAAAGGAGATAAAACAGAAGGGGCAGTAGTTATGTACGAGTCTCCGTATACAACCAAAGAAGGGGAAGTACCACACAAC